CGCCGCTACGTTAAACATAACGGTTCCCACTTCTCCAATAGAGATCAAGTAGTTAGGAGTAAGCCCTATATCTTCTGAAGAACTACCACCAACGGGGTTCCAACCCCACTGATAAGTTCTACTCCCACCCTCTGGATATCCGGCGCTTCCCGGAACTAACTGTAGCCCACTGGTTCCCGATGAATTATAGCTGTTATCCGGTCTGGGTTCCCGTACTGCCTGTGGATCGTTTACTGGATATAACCCCAACGACAACTGTGGCTGGTCTGGCTCCCAGCATTCTGGGCATACCTTTATAGACACTAGCTTAGTCTTAATAATAAGTTTCTTTAGCTCTTTAAGCATGTACCGCTGCCCACAACGGTCACACTCCGCTATTGCGTACTTACCAGAGGAAAATTTACTAGGCATAGAACATATTTCTAGGCACAAAACGAATCGAAGCTTTTTCTCGATCTTCCGTCGCCGCCATCTCAAACTGCTCTTGATACTCCGATTTAAGCATCTGTATCCGCGCTTCGGCTCCGGGTATCTTCATGGACAAGTAAAAAGCCAACCCAGCCACCATACAGGGCAGGAACCTGAATGGGATATCCTCTCCGTTTATACCATTCCCAGCGTCTTGAATCCGGCGCAAACGCCAGTAAACAAAGGTATAAGTCTGACTGCTATCAGGAGTAGGCCAAACGTTGATTGCTGGCAGATTGACTACATAGATAGCCGTAGCCGTTGTATGAGCCGCAGCAGTGGTATTAGCCTGTCCACGGACGCAATTCTGTATGTCAGTACTGGTCGTGCCGCTGTAGTAGATGATTTCTGAATCAATCTTTATGTACCCAGCACTTGCTATACCTACCGTAGTACTCAGGGTAATAGTTGTATCAGTAGCAGTAAGAGTTTCGTTTAACGTAATTGTAGTAACCGCTGTAGCCCCTGACTGCCGGTTAATCCAGACTTGAATCGGCCTTCCTGTAGCGTTCTTGTTGGGGATTGTCGAAAACGTAGACTCACTGATTCGGCTGATATTGATGTCAGTCTGGTTGGTATCTGTCCCAGTGCGGATGACGCTATCCAACAGGTCTATGGTGTCCGTGGGAAGGGCGTAGGTGCTTTGCCCAGTAGCCAAGACAATTTGCCCCTGCTCTACTGTCCACATATTCAACCCACGGTTTGCCCACTCCAAGGTCATCAAGTTCAAGCTTCTACGGGCAGTACGCATGTCATAGCCGGAACGGAGTTCCTGACCGCAACGCTCAAATGCCTCTTCTATAAGGTTATTGAGGTCTAGGTTGAATGCAACAGTACCCGTAGTGTTGTAGGCCATTATCTATATCCCGCTGTTTTTCTGGCTATGCTCTTGGGTTGAGCTACAAACTGTTTACCTGCTGCCTTACCTGCACGTTTAGCCCTTGTGGTAGCGGCGTATTCAGAGGAGGACAATGACTTTATAGCAGCTTCAGGCAGATACCGCTCCCCAGTCTTTGACGAGGGTTTACCTGACTTTGTGCGCCATTTTTGGTCACCCCAGTCCTTCAGTGATTGTTGCGGCGCTTTCAATCTGAGTAACCCCCACCAGCAGCCTTATACCGTTTAGCCATTAGCTGGGCCTTTCTCGCGCTCCATTGCCCCGCCCCAGTACCTTGAACCGCAGCCGCTTTGATGCTGTTGAAGATGCGCTTACGCAGACCCGGCTTGGTGTAGTTACCTGCCTCGTTCACCTTGCCGCCCTGTTTAAACACCTTAACAGGCTCGTCCCCATCTCGCTTCTTGATGAGTTTAGGCACCTTTGACGGGGCTATGGCCCCCATCCCACGAGACGGGCGCATCTTAGTAGTTAGTAAACTTGGTCTTACCGCGTTGAGCAATCCCATCAGCACGAGAAGATACTGAACCACCAGCAGCCATACGGATGACAGTTCCTTTGGTCTTGCCACGGGACTCAATGCCGCCACCTTTGGCGTAGGCCATGCCACCACCCATCATCTTCTTCTGCATGAACGCAGGCTTCCCGTCTTTCATGGGCATACCACCTTTATTCATACCCATTGGAGGCTGGGCAGGAGGGGGCATACCACCGGGCGGGGGTCTACGCATAGGTTGCGGGCCAGCGGCTCGTTTTGCCATCATCGCTGCCATTACTTCTGGCGGCATACCACCTTTTTTCATGCCCATGATAGTTCCTCCTTGTTTCAAATTCTTGGCTCTGGCGTGTTCATAACCGCCGCTAAGTACGCTGTAGTCTCTCAGCGCTCTATCGTATTGCGTTTTTGCAACGCTTTGAGCCGCAGGACTTGTGTTTTTATTTTCGCTGGCTTTTTTATACCCAAGTGCTTCAACATACCTATTCCGTGCAGCCGCAGCGTAAGTATCTGCGGCAGTAGTACGAGAGGCAGGAGCAGCGCGAGCGGGGGCGGCAGGAGCGGCTTTTGCGGTAGACCTAGTCGGTGTGTTCTCAGCTAATCCGCCAGTCTCGTCATCAGTAAAGCGCCCACTGTAGGTCTTGTCAGGGTCATACTCATGGTACTCAACTTCACTTTCTCCGTCTTCACCGTTAAACCGTTTGCCCTTTTTCATCATGCCCCCCATTGCAAACTTTATACTTTTGGATTCCATGATACTGCCTCCTTGTTTCATACCGGTTTTGCCATATTTTTTTGCAACGGCATCAGCAGCAGCTTTACTGGTAAAACCCCGCCTTCCATATAGGTTTGGCCCCGGCGTAAGGGACTCACCTCTCGAAAGCTCACCCCTTTGCTTAATGTAAGCTTTCTCTGATTCCCGTAAGAAGTTTTGTCGCTCCCGATAGGTGGGGCCTAACGGGATAGAAGGTGGGCCGACTCGCCCAAGTTTTCCTATTGGGGTAAGAGAAGCAGCAGCCATAGTCATATCTTTTATACGTTCTGCGCTTTCAGCTTTTTTCTCGTCTGATGGCATGTTTTTGTATTTCCTACTAGCCATGCCGGTAACTGCTCTTGTGTCTGGTTCACGCGTTGGCGTTGATTTCACTGTACTTGCACTGCGGTCAAAACTTTCATCGTCGCTTGGTTTTGATTCTAATTTTGGTTTTGGTTTTGCTTCAGAGGGGGGGCGACTTGTATCAGGAACAACTGTGTATAAGTCATCCTCCTTCTCTGGATTAGAATACGCCTCACCTTTTCCTGACGAGCTGTAAGTAACTTCACTCTTGCCATCCTCACCGCTAAACCGTTTGCCTTTTTTCATGTCACTGCCTTTATCCGCAGAAGAGAAATCTTTGCCAACAGATTGAGATACCCCAGCCTTCTTAGCAAATGAGGGGCTATGAGCTACTGCTTGCATGAAACGGTGCTGCTTTGCAGAGGTAGAAGGCATTACACAAACCTGCCTTTGGTTTTACCGCGAGATTCTATGCCGCCACCACGAGCCATTTTTTTAGCGGGGAGTCTGTTAATCTCTCTACGGTTTTGAGCCGCCTGCTCGTCTTCTCCGGCGCTACCAAAAAGCCTTCCTTCGCCCATTGTAGACCTAGTATTTGGTGCCTTAGCTTCCTTCTTATCCCTAACTTGCTCCGCTTGTTGCACTTTAAGATCAGCCAGAGCCTTACCAGAAATTTCATCAGCCATGTTTATCTCCTAGCAGTTCCATGCTCTTAAACTTTTGTTTATCCTGCTGTTCGGGTCATTTGCTGTTTTTGCGGAAGTTAATTTCTTCTTCATGCCCGTCATCCTCGCGCAGAATGAATCTTTGCGTGAACCGCCTTCTGGCTGCGGAGCTTTCAATCCGGGCTTTCCGGGATTGGCTGCGTTGTAAGAAGCCCTCCCCTTCGCGTTTAGACCACCCTTGGGGTTCTTGCCTTCTTTTCTTGTCCATGCTTGTGTCAATTTTCCACCCATACAGTTTTGGGGTAAATGTCTTCAGTCTCTTCTATGCAGTTACACTCATTGCACACATGCGTAAAAGGTTTTGCTTTGTACTTAACACTAAACTTATGCTGATACTCACCGCCACAATCACACATCAAACGCTCTACTTTCCATGTGATCGGGGCTACTGTTACATGGCTCACGCTGCTTCACTCATGGTTTGATTTTTAATCATAGACGGATACAGAACGTCTTCACCAAAGTCACTCTTATGCTCAATCACGCCCATGTGACCCAGCTTGATAGTCGGGTCAACCCACACTTCAAACCCAGCCTCACGCGCACGATCACAGAAGAGAAAGTCTTCGCCAATCATGCCTTCTGGAGTTACCAAGAAGTCAAAGAAACTGTAGAGCGTTTGCGGACTGCCGTTATCCATGTGTTTCCACTCAGGATGCATTTCAGCCAACTTGGTAAAGACTTGCTTCTGGATCATCATAAAGCCCGTAGCTACACGGAAAGCCCTGACAAG